CATGTTGAATTGTCGGTGTTGGTGGCGTGTACGCCGTTGCAGGCAGACCGCCTTTTTCGACCTTGGCAAGGCGAGCACCGATATAGGTTGCCCCAGCAACATCAAAGACGCATTGCAATTGCGCGCTAACTGCCCCTGCTGGCGCGGTGACAACGCCCGCCATGGCCTGACGACGCGCATTGCTGTCGCTATAATCACCTGCCGATCTGGACGGGCCGGTGCTGATTGACAAGACCGTATCAGCAGCATCCAGCCAGGCAATCTGATAGCGGACCATCCCCGATGCCGCTATCAATGCGGCATCACCTGAGATCGTATATGTCGCCCCTGCATCCGCTACAAATTTTGGCCACGCGATAACATACGTCCCATCCGTTTTTGTGCCCGTCAGAACAATACTGCGGCCCCACGAATTGGTTGTTATCGATGACGGCCATGTGCCACTGCCGGATTTTGTCACAGCAATATTACCAATGCCATTTTCAAAACCACCGTTTGGGCAGAGATTTGGGCGAGGCGGCACGATGTTTGAAAGTGTGGAGGCCAAACCGGCAGGCGTGACGGCGCTCGTTGTATCCACACCGGCTATTGCAAGAGCAACAGTTGCCAGCTTCACCAAGCCCGATCGGGTCTCCGACGCCAGCAATTCAACATAGCTGCCACCAATCCGTATGAACACCCGCCCATCTGGCAGACTGATGCCATGCCCATTGGGAGGCGTCAGATAGACCCATGATGCGCCCGTATATTCGGCAATTTTTCCGACATTGGCAGCCCAGATGCCCGATGCACCTGTTGGGATCAGATAGGCATCGCCAACACTGGGTGCGCCCGGCGCGCTGGAAAGCGTCATCGACAGCACACTCATCCAGCGCCGACTTCTGCCATCAGCCGCAAGCCCCAGAATTTGCAAGGCCTGCCACAGCTGGGTCCAGTCGCCATCGCTTGGCACAAGGCCCGCCTGGGTCACGACGTTCAGCACTTCCTCTTGCAGTCCATTCAGGAAAGCGGCCGTCACTTCTGTGCCAGCCACCCCGGCCACAAGGTTCTCGTCTCGAAACCCTCTGCGGCCGCTGCCAATATCAACTGTATCTGCGCCATTGATGCGATCCATCAGGCTTCTCCGTAATTAAAAACAACATGGGTGTGAGCGGGTTTGATGCGCCGCAATTCGCATTCGATGGCGCTGACCTCAAACGAGCCGAGGCGCTGCGCTGCACGGCTGACGCCGGTTCTAAACTTCACCACCGAGACAAGGCCGGGAATATGGACACGCCAGATAAACTGGCTGCCTTCAGGCCGCAGGCGCTGGCCTGCCCGCAAGACACCCGCCCTTGACGGCCAGAATTCTTCAATGGTGATCTCCACACCGAGGGCCTTGGCCACCGATAGGAAATACGGAATCGATTGCCCACCGCGCGCCGTCCAGCGCTGATAGGCCAGCTTCTGGCGCTGCTCGACCGTCAATTGCCCAAGACCACGCCCGCACGGGTCTGGCCCAAGGCAGCGCTCGAAATCGCTCAACAGCTGGTTTGCCTGCCGTGGATCGGTCTCGTTCATCAAGGCTTCGGCGCTGGCCTCGGCATCCGCGATCCCCGCCGCAAAGGCCGACAGGATCACATCCATCACGCCATCTCTTGCGGCCAGCGCAAAGCCGGATGCCAGCTTGTTGCGAAGGCTTTGAAACACGTTTGAAGAGGTTCTGTGCATGGTTTACCCCCCTCAATCCAGCCAGGTGATGGTGCCGACAATCGGGCACTGGTTTGAGGCCAGCGTGTACTTGCTGGCTGGCACCGCGAGATCATGACCATACTCACCCTCGGCAGCCGAGATCACTTCCGAGATCCGCGACGGCTCGATCACCGCCCCAATCGGGCTGGTGTTGGTGTCGTCATCCTCATCGCCAATGGTTTTGATGAAGCGTGCAAAGGCCTCCGTGACCGCTGCCCGTGTGGTCGTCGTGTCCGGTCGCAGCCGCACCGAAACCGGCACCTCAACCAGCACACCTGCCACGGGAATGACGCGGGCTGTCACCGGGCGCACACCGGTCTGGCTGCCTTGCGCACCCAGATACGCGCCGATGTCTGCAAGCTCGGCGTCGGTGGGCACACGCGGATTGCCATTTTCATCGGCCATCACAATGACGATGCCAAGGCTGCCGCGACCGATCCAGTCCTCCACCACGCTGACGGCATAAACGTCGGCAATCTCGCCAACCCATGCCTTATAATCCGTGGCAGAGCCACCTTTCGGCGGTTCGCGGATGCGCTCCAGCGTGCGGACCTGCATGTCTTCTGGCGTCTCGGCGTCCGCACCGCCCGAAAAGGCGGTTGCGACGGTGACGCTGGTGATGTCGGAATTGGCCTCAGTGATCGACAGCTTGACCCCGGCTTCAAGATTGCCGTCGTCGCCTGCCTCCACCGCTTTGGCCGCAACCGTCAAGGTGCCGCCTGCGCTGATGGTGCCGCCCGCTGTGGTGATATAGGCCACGCTGTTGGAGGCCGTCAGAGTAATGCCGCTGGCCAGCACCGCGCCAGCCGTGCCCGCAATCAGCACGGTGCCCACAGCGGTTTTGGCCGCGCGCTGCTCAATGCCCCAGATGGAGGCATGGCGCAGGATCATCGCCTCATCATCGGCGCTGTCGGGCATATATTGCCGACCCCACCAGGCGATATGGTCATGCACTTCGCTGAGTTCCGGCGCAACAGCCCCGAAGATTTGCGCAAACACGCCCTTGGTGGAGCGCACCGCGCGCGAGATCGCAGCCGAGGATGCCTCTGGCTTGATGGAGAGCAAGCCGGTTTCGGCAGAGGCCGCAATGCGGGCCAGAATGGTTTTTGCGGAGGGAATGGACCAGGTCATGCTGCCACCCGTTTGGTCAGAGAAATCGAGCTGTCATCGACCTGGACCCGATAGCCCAGCACATTCGGGCGCACCCATTCCACCTCGATGTCGGCGGGCGTGCCGGTCTGGGTTTCAACCCAGGCCAAGGCATCCGCCAGCCAATATTCGCAAAGCTGGCGGGTGGTTTCGGTCTGCTTGGCACGATCCAGCAACCAGAGCTTGGAGCCGGTCATATCGCCGGTCTGCACCAGACCATCGATGATCGCGCCGCGCCGTTCAGAAAACGAGCTTGGAGCGAGCATGACGGAACGGCCCTCGGGCAGTTCATCATCAGGAGAGGCCCGCCGATCGAGACCGACGGACAGGATGACGGCGGTGATGGGGGTTTCCTCCAGCACCAGATCAAAATCATCAGAAAGCGCCAGATCACATCGGCGCTGCAAGGCATCATAGGTCAGGGCGAGATCAAGAAAATTGGACATGCGGGCAAGATATCGCGCCCGCGCGATCTGCGTCATGCCCGCAGCGGTGGGCCTGACAGGGTGGCCCTGTCAGGCCGCTGGCGGATCGGTTTGAGAGCCGCCGCGCACAATGCCGCCGTGGGTGTGGGTGTCGTCAACGCGCACACCATTGACCTTGAGATAACCGCCCGTGATGTCCACGCCAGCTGGTGTGATCGAGAATGTCAACCCGCCAATCTTGACGGTGAACGCGCTGGAAGCCTGCACCTGAATGGCACCATCGGCACCGACAATCAGGCGGTCGCCAAACTTGTTGGCAAGGCCGACATCGCCTTTGTTCAAGCCGCCCATGCGCTGGCTGGGATTGCCCAGCGGCAACAGCACCATATCGCCTTCATCGCCGCCGATGGCAACCGCAATGCCGACCGCGCCGTCGTCATCGGGCACCGAGAGCAAGCCGTAAGGCATCAGGATTTCGAGATCATCGCGATAGATGCCATCGGCCACCTCGGCAGACGCCGTCTGCATCTGGCCATCATCCTTGATGTTCTTGACCGTGACGCGCCGCACCATGCCGCGCAATTTGCCATAGAGTTCTTTCATCCTGTCCTCAGCCGCCCTTTCCGGCACTTGCCGCCGCAGCGGATGTCGTCTTGCTGCGCTTGTTGGTGCGCCGGTTTCCGGTGTCTTCGGTGTCAAACGCTTCCGGCGAGCAACTGGTAATCTGCGTGGTCGCACCAGAGCCGCTCTCACTGAATTTGACCTTGGAAATCAAAAGATCACGGTAGACCTCCAGCCACGTATCCGACACGGTCACCAGCTGGTTGACCATCCACAGCACGCCATCCACCCCATGCCCCTGAACGCTGTGGGTATATTCTTCTGCCTCGGCCCGTGAGGTGCGATTGCGCCAGTCTGCTTCATCCTTTGCCGCCGTCGCATCGGCCTTGGAGCGGGCCAGATGCACAATGGGCCGATGGCGCTTGATCTCGCTATCGGTGGCCGTGCCTGTGGCAACCGTGCCCTTGCGCTCTGCGGCCCGTGCGGACCCATCCCCTTGCGGTCGCTCGCTCAACGGTGCCGCCGTTGCACTGACATTGGCAGCCTTGCGCGCCGTGCCCGCCCGTTCAGACTGGCCGCGCACCACGGTTTGGCTGTGCCGGCCCTCGGTGGAAAATTTCGCCGAAGAGGTCAGGATATTGCCCGGCAATGTCAGCGCCGCCGGTGCTCTGGTCTTGCCCGAACGGGTGATGACAATGCCGCCGATGCCGTCTGACAGCACCAGCACCCGCCGCGACCGGGTGCCTTTCTCGATGGCAGAAAAGGCCGTCTCGCCCAGATCGATCGAAAAACGCTCAAACACATCGCCGGTATCGACTTCGGATTTGACGCTCAATCCGTAGGGCGCGGCAATCTTTTTGACGGCATCCTCCAGCTTGACATTGTTCAGCTCCGCCGGGCCGTCCACCAGCGCCGAGCAATCAATCAGATCCCCCGTTTTGTCACGCCCGGAAATCTGCACCGTGGCCTGTCCATCGCGCATGTCGGCACTGACACTTTCCACATAGCCGCGCAGCACCACCCGGCGACCAATGGTAATTCTGGCCTCCATCTGCGGTGTCAGCCGCTTGAGCGCCCCCATGGTGCCAAAGGGCAGCACATCGGCAGATCGTGCCGCATCCCGAAAGGTAAAGCTGAAACGACCGGAAAAATCCTTCAGGTCGCGCTCAACCTCACCGGTCTGCCACTGATCATACAGGACGCCATCCAGATAAAGACAAATGCTTTTTCCCATCACGCGATCTCCAGAAACTCGATCCGTCCGGGTGCCAGACTGGCCGGATGCATCGGCCTGTTGCGGGCGACAATATCGGCATAGACCGTCTCGATTTTGGCTGGCGTATCACCAGCCAGATGCTGGGCAATGGCCCAGGCATCGACGCTGCGGGTGGTGGTGATGGCTTGCACCGCAGGCAAAGTGCCAATCACCTCATTGAGATCGGCCACCAGTGAGGCCGACAGGGTGCGGGCCGCGCGGATCAGTGCGCTGGTCGCTGCCTGCATGGTCTCGGCGCTGTTCTCCTCCACCAGATCCACAAGGGTTGCGAGGGCCGTGGTCATGGATGTGCGAAAGCGCATGGCCTCATTGCGCGAGGTAAACTCGGCATAGGGCGATTGCGCCGCAGCTTCCGCAACAAACCGGCTTGCGGCCGCAAGCAGCAACAGGCGGTCGGTCGCAGAGGGTGCCGATGCCACTTGCGCCATCAGGCCGGAGGTCATGGCCAGACCTATGCTCATCAAGGCTTGTGGCGATGCTGTCTCCTCGGTGGCGCTGACCGATCCGACGGGCGAAAGCTCCGTTACCGTTGAAACAACCGCGCTGGCGCTGGCAATCCATGCATCAAAGGCAAGAGGCGATTGCGGTGACGATGCCGCCAGAGCAACCCGCACCGTTGTCAGGGCGCTGCGGGCCGAAGGGGGCGTGGTCAAACCGTTGGCAACCGCATTGACCACACGCACACTGCGGCGTGAGGCCGAAATGCGGGTGGAGGACAGCACAAGACTGGCAATGCCCGACACCAGACCCGCCACCGCTGCGACCATGCCGGTGATATTGCTGATCAGCTGGCTGGAAAACAGACTGCCCAGCGAAACAACCGGGGCGCGTTTGAATTGCGCGGTGATGTGCAGCACCCGCAGTTCCCGCTCGGAAAAGCTGATTTTTGCAGGCTCTTTCAAAATCACCGAGATCGGCCCAAGCCACGGATGGATCAGCAGGCCGGGACCGGCGGTCTCAAAAGCTGCCGCCAGCAGCCGGGCCTGTGCCTTGTAATCATCTCCGACATAGAGCGCATTGATGCTGATGCCCGAAGCACCCACGCCGAAATCATCATAGGCCGCCGGATCAACCCCCGGAAACAGAAATTCCAGCACGCGCCGACCATGATCGCTCGACGAATCCACAATGCTGATGGGAATGCCGCGATACATGCCGGGCAACAGGCCATAGCCCGAATTAAGATCATCCAGTCGCATCAATTCCTCCCGATGGCCCGGCCCGTATCGATGCCGGGCGATGGTGATGTTACAGTTGTTTCATGGCTGGTGAGTTGGCCTGGACCATCCACTGAGAATGTTGCTGCGGTGTGGACATTCACCGGCTGCGGAGGCGTGGTTGTTGGCGATCCTGAAGCAGGCAGCGGCGCTGTCGGCAGTGGGTTTTGGTTGGCGGCAACAGGTGGTGTTACGGGTGGTGAAAAATCGCGCACGCCCTTCAGCGTCGCAGCAAGCTGCGTCGCAATCCTCAGCGCTTCATCCATCCTGCCCGTTTCAATGTCCACGCTTCCGGCTATTGTCAGTTGATCCTTGATGTCTTGACCAATCTGCTGTGCCTTTTTCGCGGCATTATCTCCACCGTTCAACAAAACGTTCTGGAAATCACGAATATCGATCTGAGCGGCAATCGGCCATGATTTGGTAATGTCGGTCATGGACGTGCGCAAGTCTTTGACCTCTTGCGGGTTCACCTCAACTTTCGGGATGGGCGGATTATCCCGAGCCCTTCGCGTATTCTCATCCTCTTCTTCCATGGTCATCTGGTGCAAGCCAACCCACGTTCGCGGTGTACCAATATTATCAAGCCACCACTTCTCAAAAGGCTTCATCTTATCGCGGCGACCTTGGAGGTATTTTTCAATACCTTCTGGATCCGATGGCATTTCATCGACCATATCAATGATATTACCAGCGGCGAACAAAGTACCCCAGATAGACGGCCGCTTGAGCTTCCCGGCATTGGTTGTCGCGGTATTGACCCGCTCAAGCTGGTCCGCAACGTTTTTAACCCCGTCAGAAGCGCTAGAAAACCTTTCGAAAAGTCTCACCGCCAGCCGAAGAGGCGCAGCCATAATCCTGAAGCCGGCAGAAAGGACCTGCAAGACAGCAGCCAGTGTACCAAGGAGACCCGCTGCCACAATGGCACCTCCGCCGAGCGACAGAAGGTCACGGCCCAGACCATTGGTTTCTGCATTAAACTGTCGGTAGCCATCCAATGCGCCTTTGATATTGTCATTGAGCGCTGGCAACCAAGCGCCCACGGCATTGCCCGTTTCGTCGCTGATCTGGCCCTGCAATTCCGTAAGCGTTCCCTGCTGATGCCCCAGCCCCTGCATTTGCGTGGCATGGTCCTTGAGGGTGGTCGAGCCGTCTGCGGTCTTGATCTGGTCGTGGATGTCCTTGTATTCCTTCAGGTGGGCAAGGGCGGAAACAAGGAAACCCGTGGCCTGCGGGTCCGAGAACAGATCGCCAAGCGCCCCTGTGCCATGGATGGCCTCCAGCTGTTTGCGCACGTCCTCCAGCGCTTCAGCGCCGCTCAAACCATTCGCCTTGGCCTTTTGCATCAGGCCATTGATCTCTGTTCCCGATGTGCCGGTGAGGTCTGCGATCTTCTGAATCACGGCGTCAAGCGGGTTGATGCCCTGCAATGCGGCATCCTGCATCACACCCTGCAAATCGACACCGATCTTTTCGAAATTCTTCTTCACATCGGACGAGGTGATCTTGCTGAGAAACCCATTGAGATTGCTGGCGGCCTCTGCCGGGTCTGCCGTGCCTTTGGCCGCAATCTCCAGCATGGCTGCCAATTGGGCTGCCGCCTCCCGCCCGGAGAGGCCAAGCTTGGCCATCTGCCCGGTCAGGGCCGGAAAATACCGGACCATATCTTTCATCTGCATACCGCCCAGCTTGCCGCCAACCACCAGACCATCCAGTGTGACGGCCATTTGATCGGCCGGAACCTTCAGATTTTGCATCAGCGATGTGGCAACAGAGGCCATATCCTTGACATCGGCATTGGCCGCCGTGGCAGTCCTGGCGATCGTGCCAATCGATGCATCCACCAGGCTGCGATCAAGACCTGCGGCCATCATCTGGCCTGCTGCCGTGGCAATGTTTTGCGATGACTGTCCGGTTGCAAGCGCCAGATCCTGAAACTGACGTTTCATATCGGCCACATTTTGAAAGGCCTGCTTGCCGCTCAATCCTTGCGCAAGGGAGATGTCCAGAAGCTGTTGCTGGAAGGAAGCGGCCTCCTTGATCGGCGTTTTAAAGCTGATCCCGGAAACCGCGTCTCCGATGTCTTTTGCGACAGTTAAAACATCGTTCAAGGATGATTTAAGTCCCTTTAAAGGGCCGCTTAAAAGGTCTTTGAGATGCACGATTACGTCTAGGTCTATTGTCGTATTGGCCACAGCCGCCTCCAGATTGGTGGCTGCAAATGTATCGCGCGCGCATCAAAATGATCATGCCCGCCACCGTGGGTATAACGGGTGGCGGGCATGATTTATTCGCTACAGCGCCGTGCGCCATATATGGCGCACAAAGGTTCGCTGTAGCTCTTTATATCTGCTGCATAATTTTCTCTTTAAACCGATTCCGGTTTAAAGAATTATGCAGTAGCTTTCTGTACCTCCTGACGAAATGACATGATGCAATTCCACCATGTCACTGCCTGATCTCTGGTCATGGCCTCGATTTCAGCGGCGCTGAAACCGGAGCCATCCGCCAGACCACCCAGAATTATCGGCCAGTTTTGCGGCCACTCGCCAAAAAATGGTTGAGCACCCGGCCAGCGTCGGTGATATCGGCAAGGTCCAGCCTTTCATAAAGCTTGTCCATCACCATTTGCGGCATCCGGGTTGAGCGGGCAAAGGCCACCGAGATCTGCTTTTCCTCCGACACCGCCGAAATTGCCATCTGGTCGGCTCCACGCATCCGGTGAAAGGTGAGCGATGTAAATTCCTTTTCGCTCACCTTGCCATCCTTTTTCGTGGTCAAGGTTTCGGGGTAAAGCAGCGGCAATGTCACGGAGCCATCCGCATTGATCACCGCCCGCTCCGGCAGACGATCACGCGCATCGCCGTCTTCATCGACAATCTCGCTGGTGCTCACTGAAGCGCCATCCAGATCCACCACCGCAGTGTCGGAATGTTGCGAGGCGCTTGCGGGCGCATCTTCATCCAGATCAATCGTCATGGTTTTTGCGGTCAGTATCTTGCTCATCAAATCACCTCCTGCGCGCTACCCGCAGACCATTTCAGCGCCACCTTGCCGCCTTCGCCCTCGGTGATCGTTGGACGATCGCCGCTGAGGAAAGCGTCATTCCAGACATAGGTCTGCCCGGTATCAAGGCGCACCTGCAATTCGCCTTCGCCTTCCGTCCAGATGTCGGAAAGCTTCATGCCGCGCTCAAACGGCACGGTCGCCTCGATTTCCGAGCCTTGAAA